TTACTCGCCTATACGGCGCCGGTTGGGGCCTTCCCAGATGCAGCCGAGGCAGGCCCCGCGGTGGAGGTAGGGCCAGGTCTCGCCAGAGCCGTCGGGGGCCGGTCGGCCCCAAGAGCGGACGAGGACCGTGGGCCGGTGGTCGGTGGTGGGCTCAGGCGGGGTGCGATGGGCGAAGCCAGGATGCCCCCAGTCGATACCCCATATGGAACGAGAGTCCTTGGCCTTGTCCCAGAAGTGGGGCAGGTAGGCGGTGTGGCGGGCGACAGCGCCGCGCGGTTCGGAGGGGGTGGTCATAGGTTAGTCTCCTGGGCGGTGGCCCCGGCGAGGTTGCCAGGGCCACCGTGGTGGTTAGAGGGTGTCGAGATCCGCTCGGCTCGCAGCGAATTGCGCTGCGGCATCCCGGAATGCCGCCAGGAGCGCGGCAGGGTCGCACTCGATGTGGATGCCGTGGAGCAGGATCTTGGCGAGCTCGTAGCCGGGGTTGACGTCGAGGGCGTCCGCGAAGGCGTGGGCGGCGGTGAGGGTGTCGTCCTGTCGCCAAGCGACCCAGCCGAGGAGGGTGAGGAGTGGCGGGGCCTTGTCGGTGTGCGGCGGTACACAGCGCCGGGCGAGGTAGCCCCAGAGCTGCCGTTCGTAGAGGAGATTGCTCTCCTCGCCGGTGGACAGTGCGGCGTCCCGGGTTTCCCGGTCTTGCAGGCCGAGGATGATGTGGGCGGCGATCTCGTCCATGAGCTGAGGTCGGCCGTTGCGGAAGTCGGTCACGGCTCCGTCGATGATGTCGATGGTGCCGTGGCGGGCGAGGAGCCGTTCCTCTGCGGTGGGAACGTGGTCGTAGTGGTGGCTGGTGGCTGTGTCGAGGGCTTCGCGGTAGCGCACCGCGGTGGTGTCGGTGGTGGGGCGGTACTCGCTGGCGACCTCGGCGGCGTGCTGGAGGAGTGCCGCGCGGTGGGCGTGGCGCTCGCGGACGGAGGCGAGCCACTCTTGGGGGTCTTCGCCATCGATGGTGCCGAGGTGTATGGCGGTGGCCAGCTCGTAGTCGGGGTCGGTGATGATGGCATCGCGCAGGGCGAGCCGGGCAGCGATGAGGTCGCCTTGCCGCCAGGCGACGAAGGCGAAGAGCGTCAGGATGGGGACGGCCTCCTGTGTGAAGGGGGCGGCGCAGTGCCGGGCGAGGTAGGCCCACAGGCGTCGGGCGTGGGGAAGGTCATCGTCATCCGCGTGGGCCATGCCGGCCTCCACTGCGGCGTCGTCCTGCAAGCCGACAATGAGCAGCGTGGTCAGAGCGCGGCTGAGGACGGTCGCCCCGTCATGGAACTGGCTCATGGCGGCGTCGATCTGGTCCAGCGTCAACGCGAGCATGGCGTCGCGTCCGGCGTTGGTCGCGCACCGGGTGTTGACGTGGTCGGCTGCGGCGTGCAGATCCTTAAGGAAGTCAGGGTCCGCCGTGGCCCGGAACTCCTTGACGATGTCGCGGGTGCGGGGGCCGGGGGTGCGGCCGAGGCGGGCCATCTGCGCGGCGACGCTGGTGGGGTCGTCAGGCGACGGGAGCGGCTCGCCCTCGCAGCACCCGTCGATGTCGCACTCGTAGTCCCACCACCGGTTCGCGACGAGCCCGATCGTTCGGAGGACGGTGGCGCGGTGCCACGTGAACTCGTTCGTGAGCCAGGTGCCGATGGGGGCGAGGAGCGCGGCGGTCTCATCGGGACTCTGGCCGGGACGCGGTTCGCGGCAGAGATAGATGACGACGCCCTGGGCAGGGTCGTGCCCGCAGTCGTGGGCGTAGCCCACGAACTGGCGGGCGGCGTTCTCGGCCGTTGCCCGCCACTCGGCGGTGTCCTCGGGGAGAGGGCACGTCATGGTTGGCCCGTCGAGGAAGTTCGGGCCGGGGGCATGGAGGGCGATGCTGTCGTCGGGGTAGTGGCCGAGGAGGTACGGCAGGATCTGGGCGAGGTCGGGCAGGCTGGTGATCTGCACGGTGTTGTTGGGCGTGCTCACTTCTGGGTTCCTTCCTTCTGCGGGGCGGTGTCGGGCTGCCCGATGCGGGCGGGCGGCGCCGGGGCGGGAATGCCGCGTGGCTTGTTCGTGAGAGCTGGGAGCAGCCGTTCGCAGACGAGCACGCCGAGGTCGGCGGCCAGGGCCTTGCTCGTGCGGGTGGCCAAGACGGCGTGCCAAGTGCGGCCGGGCTGGAGCCGGGCGTCGTTGACGGCTTGCGCCTCGGCCCGCTCCATGTCGGTGCCGTCAGGGATCGGCGGCAGGTCGGGGCCAGCGGTGATCCAAGTCTGGATGGCGAGGCCGCGGGACTGGACGCGGAGGCCAACGCGGTGACCTTCGGGGTGCTGGTAGGCGGCGGTGCGGTCGGGAGTGTCGGTGTCCTCCTTGCTCCACGGCGGGTCGAGGTCGGGGGCGATGTGGTCGAGGGGCGGCACGTCGACCTCGTCGCGGGGTCCGGCAAAGGCCGGGCGCCGACGACGTGGCGTCGGGGTGGTGCCGGGCCGGGCGAAGGGATCGGGTTCGGTCACGCGGCGTTGCCTTCGCTGGGCATGAGCTGGTTGACCAGGTCCAAGGCGCGGCGCCAGGCGACGATCGTGCTGGCGGTGTCCATGTACCGGTCGCGCTGCTCGAAGGCTTCTTTCGCTTCGGCGCGGGTCTTGGCGTAGTCGTCGTCCGGGGCGAGGGAGTCGGCACAGCCGATGAGGCAGCGTGGGCCGAGGTCCCAGATGATCGCGTTAACGGCGGCGCACCCAGCGGACAGCGAGTCGATGTCGTTGCCGTACCAGTGGAAGTCGTGCGGGTTCAGGCTGAGGTCGCGCAGGCGTTGGGCGACGGAGCGGAACATCGTGCCAGAGCCGACGGCGGGTTCGCGGAAGGTCATGCCGGGCTGGGCGAAGTCCTTGTCCACGGTCATGTTGGCCATCAGGTCGGTGATGCACGCCGGGGTGTGGTACTCGCCGTTCCACTTCTTGTCGCTCTTGTGGCGCAGGCCGGTGAGCAGAGGGCTGAGGACGTCGGCTTCGGAGCGTTGCCAGGGGTCGTCGTCGCCGGTGCGGTCGAGCAGGCCGGTGTTGATGGCGGCGCGGGTGACGGCGTGGACGGCGCGGAGCTGCTGCTTGTCGGGGTCGGGGTTCCAGGCCCAGTCGTGGAGGCGTATCGCGCGGTTGACCAGATCGGGGCGCTTGATCCAGTGGCCGAGGTAGATCTCCTTGAGTAGCTGCGGGAGTTCTTCGGGCTGGAGGTTGAGCAGCCAGTCCGGCAGGCCGGGGACGTTACGCAGCAGGGAGAGTCCGGCGACGGTGCCAAGGGGCACGTCGATGCTGCTGCCGCCGAAGGACTGGTACCAGGCGTCGAGAACGTTCTCTGCGATCTTGCGGGCGTGCTCGTGGGGATCGCGCGGGGCGGCGTAGCGCCGGGCGGTGATCTTGCCGGGGGTTCGAGCCTTGGACTTGGGTGGGGGCTTCTTCGCCCACGAGGGGGCGGGCCGTGCGGCGGCAGGGGCCGCGGCACGGGGCAAGAAGGCGCCGGACATGGAGCAGATTCCTTTCTGCGGGCGCGCATGGGGCCGCCCCGGTGCGCGGTGCGCGGCCGGGGCGGCGTGTGGATGGGGTTGGGTGAGGAGTCAGCTGGTCTGCTGGAGGTCCCGAGAGGTGGCGAAGATGCTGCGGGCCTCGACCGCGTACGCGGCTTCGGCATGTCCGGACTGGCGTAGGCCGCTGATGAGGAAGAGCAGGGCCGCCTCGTCGGCGTCCATGTCGCTGATGAGCTGGTCGAAGCTGGTGTCGCGCAGCGCGTCGGGGCGATTCTCGTAGCCGATGCGCAGGGTCTCCTCGATCTCGGAGAGGGTCGCGGTGGTCTGCTCGTCGGTGAGGCCGAGCAGGTTGGCCCAGGACGCCAGGGTGGCGTTGTCGACGGGGAGCTTCACGGGCTGGTGCCTATCTGGGTGGCCGTGCCGGCCGCGTGATGCGGCCCAAGGCACGGGCGGGGGTCAGAAGTTCGAGGGGGCGGAGAAGGCGTTGTTCCGGTGGTCGGGGTGGACGGCGGCGAGCAGGCCCTCGTACACGGGTTCGTTGATCACGCCCCACCCGGCCCAGCACATGACGGCGAGGTAGCCGCGTCGACCTCCGGCGAAGCCGGTGCGCTCGTCGCAATCGGGGTCGGGGTTGATGAAGACCCAGCCAGGAAGCCCCTCGCCTGCCGGTTGCACCTGGAAGCCCCAGCGCAAGGGGTGGATGCCGTCGGTATGGAGGGGCGGCAGGCCAGCGGCCTGGAGTATGCGGATCGCCCGCTGTACGTAGGGGTGGTCGTGGTGCTCGGGCAGTGCGCCGACGCCCTTGCGGATCGGCATGGAATGAGCTTGTGTGCCTACGCTCGCGCGGTAGATGTCCATCAGGAGCAGGGCGTCTTCGCTGCGGCCTGCGAAGCGCATGGCGAGGTTCGCGACGATGACGACGGCGAAGCGATCACGTTCGACAAGGCGCCGGAGCTGTTCGCCGGTCAGCTCGTGAATACCGCTTTCGTGGATGGTCCTGTGGGCTCGTGATGCCGTGCTCACCGCGCGGGCGACGTGACTGGGATCCACGTCGATCAGCTCTGCCAGGAGGTGAACTCCTCGGCTGTGGTTCATGGTGGTGGTCTCCAAGAGGTTTTGCGTTTGAGCGCGCCCCCGGCGTGGGCCGGGGGCGCAGGGGTTAATCAGATGGAGCTACGGGCAGCCGTGATACGCCATGACCTTGTCGAACATGCGGAGTTCACCGGGGGTGAGTGAGCGGTTAATGGTGCGGGTGATGCGGATTCCACTGCCCGTTTCGTCGGCGGTGACGGTGGAGAGGTGGTCAACGTTGACGACGATCCAACTGATGTTGTCGTGGGCGAGAATGCAGAATCGCTCATCGCCCGCGAGTTCGCAGTGGATTTCAGCTTCAGCGAAAGCGGTGACGAGGGTTTGCTCGTCGACATCCGCCTTGCCGTCGGGGAGTTTCTTGTAAGGAAGGTCAGACACGACTACCTCTTTCCCGAGTGTTCGGTTTTTCCGAACTGCTTACTTATATCTTAATGGCAAATACCTTAAAGGCAATATTCACCATTGAAGTGCGAATTTATTTTCTGAATTCCGTAATTTGCTGCTGGAGCGAGGGCGGGCCAGCGGACGGCCTCCAGCGCGGGTCGGGCACGGGCAACAGTCGGGCAGCCGAGCCCTATCGCGGCGAGGATCGTGGCCACGCTCGGCGGGCTCACCGGGGCGCGCTGGAGCTCGGCGGTCACGCGGCACCTTGCGCGCGCCGGATCACCTCGGCCATCGGAAGTTCCCGCCGGAACGGGACGCCCATCTCCTCCTCCAGATCGGCGTACTCGCGCGCCAGCTCAGGCCGGAGCCTGGCCGCGCACGTCAGGTCCGGGACGGAGGCGAGGACGCACAGGCTGCACGAGAGGCTTTTCTGGACTACGCGCCGCCCTGCGGGGAGCGGCTGCGTAAGATCCCACGGATGCCTTCCATGACCTACCTTGTGCAGGGACCGCGCGTGGCGATACGTCGCGTCTGCCGCCAGGACTATGAGGAACTCACCACGCTGGCTCGGGAGAGTGCGGAGATGCATCGTCCCTGGCTGCCGCACCGGGAGACCACTCCTGATGCCTTCGAGAACTACCTCACGCGGTTCGAGCAGCCCACTCACGAGGGCTTCTTGATCTGCTTGCGGGAGAGCGACGCGATCGTGGGCGCTGTCAACATCAACAACATCGTGCGAGGCGCCATCCAGAGCGGAGCCCTGGGCTATACCGCCTATGCGTCCACGACCGGCCGAGGCTATATGAGTGAAGGGCTGAAGCTGGTCATGCAGTTCGCCTTCGGCGAGCTGGGGTTGCACCGACTCGAAGCGAACATCCAACCGGCGAACGCGCGCTCGTTGAGCTTGGTCAAGCGCCTCGGCTTCCAGCAGGAGGGTTACTCGACCAACTTTCAGTTCGTCAGTGGGGCGTGGAGAGACCACGAACGCTGGGCCATCACTGTCGAGATGCTTCAAGCCGAAGGCCCTGAGTAGATGATCTGATCCTTTGCCGGGCCACCCTCTGACATCCCGGACTGCAACTCGCTCGCCTCCTCCGCGCAGCGTGGAGGTGCTCTTCCACGTCATCGCTTCTCTCCCGAGATGATTGGCATGCCCAGGGTGACCGGAGTGCGCTTGCGGTTGCCGTGCACGGTGCGGGCGCTGACCAGTTCCATCTGGCCGCTCACCGCCTGCCCTCCCCAACCGCCGCGCGGTACAGGGTGATCAGGCGTTCAGCCTCGTCCAAGGCCGGGCCCTTGCGCCGGTCGACGTACTCGCCCTCATAGCTGCCGACCGGTCCCCACAGGTACCAGCCCGTGTCGCGGTAGCCGTCCTTCGGGTTCCTGCGGTGGTAGCCCAGCTCCCACCAACCGTCGCGCCAGCGCCACAGGCGCTTCGCGTCCCGGTCGGGCACCCAACCGGCCCGCTCAGCCAGGGCCTGGAGGCGGGCCACGTCGGTGCGCAGCATCGCCGCCTCAGCGGCGGCATCCAGATCGCGCGACGTGCTGTGCTCGGCGCCGCCCGCCGGATACACGCGTCCTGCGGCGGGGCGAAGGCCGAGCTGGCTCGCGGCGTCGTCCCTCTGGCGGGCAACACGCCGCAGCAGACGGGCCGCACCGGACAGACCCCGCTCCTCCAGCCACTTCGCGGTCGTGTCGACCTCTACGCCCACGGAATGGTCGTTCATATCGCGCTCCTTCGGCGGGGCCGTCCCGGCGCGTGCCGGGACGGCCCCTGGTGTGCAGCGGGTTACGGACGGGCGACCTTGGGCGTCTTCGGGTCCTTCCGGACGCAGTTGCCGCTCTGGGGCATCGCGCGGCGGCCCGCGACGAGGTCCTTGAACAGGGCGCCGGGACGGAACTTCACGATGTAGCTCGCGCCGACCTGCATCCGCTCGCCGGTGTTCGGGTTGCGTATGGTGCGGGCCGGGCGCTCCTCCCGGGTCAGGCTCCCGAAGCCGGTGACGGAGACGACCTCCCCGGCGGCGACGGCGCGGACCATGGCGTCGAGCACGGTTTCCACGGCGAGCGTTGCCGTAGCGCGGTTGCCAGTCGCCTTGGCCACGACGTTGATGAGCTGGGCCTTGTTCACTGGGCATTCCTTTCGGATCGCTGGCTGTGCCACAGGAGTTGAGGGGCGGGCGCGCCACGCGGCAGGCAGAGTGCCGAACCCGAAGCCGGGGTCCGCGTCGTGGTCGCACCGCGCGGCGCGAGAGAGCAAGGAATCATCCATGAATGTCATCTACCTTTTGTCAGCCGGGAAGCCGGGTCAGGAACTTCCCGACCGCGAGCACCTGGGAGATCGGCAGGGTGGCGGCCGCGTCGTCGGCAGAGACCAACGTCGGCTCTTCGCCTGGGCCGGGCCGGGCGGGCACGACCCACACCGTCCGTGTGCAGTCCGCATACCGCGCCCCGACCTCGAGGAAGGCCCCAGCGAAGAGGAACAAGCGGGTGCGCAGCGAGGAGGACCGCCCCTCGCCCGGCGTCGGGCCGTCCCAGGTGTGAGGGGCCTGAAGGCCAAGGAAGTCCGGCCGGGCGGTCACCAGCGTCCCCACGGGCCCCAGGGAGCGGAACTCGATCGCCTCACCGTCCTTGCAGGCGCTCCCCCACAGCGCGAAGTCGTCGGCATTGAGCTGGACGGGGTGGCCGACGGCCGGAGAGTGGTCGCGGGCATCGAGCACGAGGCGCAGCAGCGCACGCCAGGCCAGGCGGCCGACGTGGGGCGCGGCAGGGACCGTGATCTGTGCGGGGCCTTCGGTGAAGCGGAGCTGCTGGTGGCGGTCGCTGGTGACGTGCTCGACGGTGACGCGCTCGGAGGACTCCAGCCAGGCGCGCAGCGCGGCGGCATCGCCGTAACCGACCGGTGCCGTCCACACCTCGCCCGCGATGGAAGTACGAGCGACGGCAAGCGTCCGGTCACTGCATGCGACCGCATGGAGGTGACCCGGTGTGCAGTCGAGGATCAGGGCGTCGAGGTCGTTGGCGGCGTCGTCCGCCCGGAACCGGTGCGGGGCAACACGGTCGAGGATGGCCGCCAGATCGCTGGCCTTGATGGTGAACATGCTTTTCTCCGTAGGAGTTGTAGGGATGGTGATCAGGCGCCGGTGGCACGCTTGCGAGCCCGGCGAGCCCGGCGGGCCCGTTGGGCGAGCCGTCCGGCTTCCCGGCACAGGGCGCACGCGCTCTCCCCGCGCCGGTTGTGGGCACGGGCCCCGGCTTCGGTGCCGTGGGTGATCGGGCGCCGACCGCGCACACGCAGTTCGGCGGGCCGCGCGCCCTCGCAGGTCGCGAGGACTCGGCCGTTTCGCCAAAGCCGCCCGCCGCAGACGCCGTCGAACAGGCTCATGCTCGGCATGACCAGGTCGATGCACGGCGACCGGAACGGGCAGCCCTGGCAGGCAGCGAGGAGGGAGAGGACCAGCGGCTCTGTCGGGGCTTCGGCCGCCGTCTCCTCGGACGTGAAGCGGACGTCCCCGGCGCAGGGGGCCTCACCGACCCACCCATTGCCGCTCATCTGCTCCTCCTCCCGTTCGCTAGGCGGTCGGCAGCAGCAGCAGACGGACCTGATCGCTGACGCTGACGCTGGAGCCGTAGGGATGGGTGAAGTCGCGCGGTATCGGCCTCAGGTAACGGTCGGCCAGCGGCGGGAGGAGGAAGACCTGCGCCACGAGGCGAGTGAGGGCGTCGTCGCACGCGCTGCTGAGCCGAGGCCGGGCCACGGGGGCGGGGACCTTACCGTCCCTCTGCTCCTCGATGACCCCGACGACGCGGCCGCCTCCTGCGCGGCCGTCCACGATGACCGCCGTCGCCGCAGGGTGGTGCCCGCGTATCAGGTCGGCCACGCGGGTCGCGCGGTCAGCCGGGGGTAGTTCCAGAAGCCAGCTGCCGTCCATGCCCGTGTTGTGCCGCACGAGCGCCCGCACCGGTGAAGTCGGGGGCAGGAGCGCATACTCGATGTCCAGGGTGATGTCCGACTCGATCTCATTGAGCGGATGCCCGGTCTCGGTGCCGTCCCACAGCCAGGGGCATGCTCCGAGCGAGCTCGGCTGCTCGCCGAGCACGCCGTACACAGTGACGGTGCGGTGCTCGCCACTGCGGTCGATGGCCACATAGACGGCCTCGGGGCAGCGGGCACGGATCTTGGCAGCAAGGTGGTCGATGATGCCCAGGCAGTGGGCTTGTTCGGCTCGGCGGAGCGCGAGAGCCAGCTCCTCTCGCTGCTGGGCGAGCATGGCCACTGCATCGTGGGTTGCCGGTTTCATGGCAGGGGTGTCCCTTCTTCTTCGGGGGGAGCAGGTCAGGCGAGGACGGGCTTGAGGCGTTCGCCAAGCCAGCGGGCGACGTTGACACTCACGGCGCCGCCGGCCTGCCGCGTCTGGGCGGCCTGGGTGCCGACGACTTCGTACGTCTCGGGGAACCGCTGGCCCGACAACTGCTCTCTGGGCTGGAGCATCCGGAAGTAGCAGTCCTCGATGGCAGGCGCACTGCGCACGACGGCGGCCGAATCGCGGGTCGACAGGGTGTGCAGGGGGACGCCCGCGGTCTTCGGCGCGGCCCGCCGGTACGGGATCACCAGGGTGTTGCGCTCCCGGGTGCGGACATCGCCGTCGGGCACGACCAGGCCGTGATGCCGGGCGGTGGCGATGGTGCTGAGCGGGGCGTCGATCGGCGCGGCGTCGCAGTTCTTGCGGAACTCCACGATGAACGGGTCCACGGTGACGAGGGCTTCGCTCTCGCGGGTGGTCCGGGTGCGCATCGGCTCCTCGATTGGCGAGGCGGTGTCGTTCCATGAGCCGCCGACCGGCACGAGCAGGGCTTCGCCGAGCTTGGCCGTGCGGGTGGGCAGCGGCCGGGTGTGTGGGGCGAAGGCGCGGTCGGTGCCGTCCTTGCCGTGGGTGAGGGTGACGACGGACGGCTCGTAGGGGAACTTCGCCAGCCCGGCTGCGATCCGGCGCATCGTGTTGGGCACCAGAGGCTTGGCGCGGTCCCCGATCCGCTGGCCGATGTTGTCCCACATGATCACGTCGGAGGCAGGGCGGACGTATGGCTCCACCAGCGCGTGACCGCAGCGGCTGTGCGGGCACCGGTAGTCGTACTGCTGCTGGTATTTGCCGAACTTCACCCGCGGGTCGCGCCAGCTCTGGCGCGCCTTAACGTCCCGCCCGCACTTGAAGCAGTGGGCCAGCGGGCGCGGTGCGAGGTCGGGGCGGCGGATACTGGAGAGGGTGAACACGAGGTACACGCGGTCGCGCCACTGCGGGGCACGCGGGTTGGTCTCCGAGCCGATGTGCGCGGAGGACACCGAGACGATCTGGACCCGGTAGCCGAGCTTCTTCATCGCGCGGATCCACTCGGGGAACAAGAGCCAGTCGGTGATGAACTCGACGACGTTCTCTACGACGACGCAGGGGAACCGCTTCGCCTCGGCGGCACGCAGCACGCACCAGGCGGTTACGCGGGTCTTCTCGAACGCTTCAGGTGGCAGTTCGCGCCACTGCTCCTCTTCCTCGAAGAGGGCGTCCTGCACGGGGTCGGGGCGCTTCTTACCGCCAGCGGGGCTGACCTCGGTGCAGATGACCGAGGCCCACAGCAAGAGGGCCTTCGGCAGCCAACGCATGGGGTAGTTCTGGATGTCGGCGCAACGCGCCGCTGCGTTCGGGTGGTTGAGCTCGAAGGTGTCGACGGCGGTCTGCCAGTGATTGATTCCGAGGATCGGCTCGAACCCGGCTTCGAGCACACCTTGGCCATCTCCCCCCGCTCCGCAGAGCAGATGGATAGATCGGGGCACGGTCGTGGTCTCCAAGAGGTGGGGCCGCCCGGCCCGGTTCGCAGGCCGGGGCGGCCGTGGTCAGGACTGGTCGGGGGTGCGTAGCGCGCGGTGGCGGCGTCTGTCCTCGATGCCGAGTGCGGTGAACGCCACCAGGCCGAGGACACACACGATCAGCAGCCAGATCACCGGTCCGCGCCCCTGGTGGGGCGCGGCGCGCGGCGCGGCCGGTCAGTCATTACTGCGGGTGACGCGGACGATGGTGATGTGTCCGGCCCTCTCGAACAGCGCCAGCGGGTAGCCGTCCCGTTCGGGCCGCTGCCAGACTCGGTGGAACCCCTCGAGGTCGATGAGCTGTCGCGACCACTCCGTGAATCGGGCGAGGGCGCTCACCGCGCCTTCGATCCCGGCAGTCGAGTCGTGGTTCATGCCGTACGGCGCGTTGTGCGTAGCCGAGACGATCAACCGGGGCGCGTGGCAGGGGAGGCCGAGGCTGTCGATGCGGACCATCAGCGGGATCAGGCTGTTGCCGTGGTGGCGCTGAGGACCATTCGGAGTCGAGTCGTACAGGACCGTGTGCTTGCTGGTGTGCTCCGTGTCCTGGCGGATGGCGGTCCAGCCGGTTACCTCGGCGGGGTCGACGGGCAGGCTGTGCTCTGAGGCGATGATCAGTTCCGTGCCGTCCCGCAGGTCGGCGCGGACGTGGAACTCGCCGCCGCCGGTCTCGACGTCGGTGACCCAGCCCGCGTAGCGCAGCGGGGTGATGACGTGCCTGTAGCTGTAGAACAGCTGCTGCCACAGCGGGTCGGTGGTGCGGTCGTGGTCGGGCAGAGCCGCGATGGTCATGGTCTGGTCTCCAAGAGGGTGTGCACGGCGGGCGCACAGAAGGCGCGCCCGCCATTGAAAAATGTCACCTATTTGACGCGAAACGGGCGTCAGATGGTGGGCAGCTCACTGCGGGCGAGGATCTGCACGGACCACATCCGACCCCCACGGGTGACGACGCAGCCGATCATGCGCCCCTCATGGGACAGGACAAAACTGCTACCGCCTTCCTCCCTGCTCAGGTCGCGAACGAGCTCGCGGACGCCGTACTCGGCGCATTCGGCCGAACAGAACAGGCCGTCACCGAGTCGCGGAGTGAGGTGCGGGCCATGGATCACTTCAGCGACCACGACGTAGGCGTCGGGGGCGGGAGTGAGCATGTCGGTCAAGGTGGCCTCCAAGAAGTTGGCGAGTTCGGCCAGTTCCGGACTCCTACTTATATCTTAATGGCAGTCAGCGGGGCGTCAATGTTGCCGATCTTGCTAACGCCCCTGCTTGCGACGGGAGTTGGCTCCCATCTCGCGTCCCATACGGGCCAGGTCGCGCACCCGCTGGCGGGCCATTTCCAGGGCCTGGGGGTCCGTCTCGGCCACGCGGCGCTCCTGCTCGACGAAGAACTCCCGTAGCCAGTCCTGCTGGGCGCGATGCTCGCGGTCGGCCGCCTCACGCCGCGCCTCTTCGCGCCCAGCACGCGGGTTCGTGCCGCACCCTCGGCAGTTCGCCATGGGCTCGGCGTGCTTCGGGCAGCCCGCCCGCTGCTGCGCCCCGCGCCTCGCCCCCGGCTCCCCTGCGGCGTCAGCCGTGGGGGTAGGGGGGTGAGGAAGAGAAGAGGAAGAAGACGGAAGAGAAGGGGTTTCCCCAGGGGAACCCGCCCAGTTTCCCTGCGGCAACCCACTGGGTTCCCCCGCGGCAACCCTGCTCCGAGCCGAATCAGGGTTTCCCTGGGGCAACCCTGGCTCCGGACCCGGCTCGGCAGATGCTCGCGTCTCTTCCCGTGCGGCAACGTCCCGCTGTGTGCGGGCCGCTGACGACGGCTTACGGCGCGAGGTCTTCCGGGCCAGCCGAGGGTTCGTCGGGGCGCGCTGCGCCGCACGACGCCGCTCGATCAGCTCCTCCGTCGACGGGATCGGCGGCACACCGTGCGGGAACACCCGGTACTCGGCACGGCGCCCGACACGGCCGATCGTGACCCGCTCGACCAGGCCGAGCCCGACGAGTTGCGTCACCACCGTGATGACCTGCTTCTCCCCCACGCCGGCCCAGGCCATCATCCGCTCCAGACCGGGCCGGGCCAGCCTGGTCTGGTCATCGGCCGAGTCCGCGATCTTCATCAGGACCAGCTTCTGCGTCGTGTTGATCACCTCCTTCGGCAAGTAGGCGGCCACCACCATCAGTTGAATGCTCACCGGCACTCTCCGTGTCGCGCCCCGTTCGCGCCGCTCCGGGGCGGGGACAGGGCACAACACCGGCCCCGGCCCCGCCATGTGGCACGCTCAGGGCTTCTTCCTGGCAGTGACGTTGATGCTCACCGCAGTCCGCCGGTCGTGGTCGAGGCGCGTAGGCACCGGGATGCCCACCCCCTCAAGCGCCGCCTTCATCGCCGCCGCGTCAGGCGCCATCGGCACCTCCAGTCCGGCGCGGCGGTAGAGCGAGACCATCGCCCCGACGTCATCGACCTTGGTCGGGTTGCCGCCGCTCCACTTCAGGACGTTGTCGCCGTAGACGCCCGGCTCGGAGCCGTCGAGCTGTGCCCGGAGGTACTTCTGCCGGTCCTTAAGCGGCTTGATCTGCTTGGACACCTCGGCGTATTCGGCCAGCGCCTTCTCCCTTTCCTCGTCGTCGTGGATGAGCTGGCTCTGCGGGGAGCGCCCGGCGACGAGCGGACCCCAGCACGCGGTGCGGAACGGGCAGTGGTCGCAGATCGTGGAGATGCCCGGCCCCTGGAAGGTGCGCGGCAGTTCCTCGGGCGAGGCGGCCGCCCGGACCTGCTGGACCCACCAGCGGGCGCGACGGGCGCGATCGGCCTCGTAGGCGATCTCCTGGATGTGGTCCTCACCGTTGTCGCGGTTGATGAACCGGAAGCGGATGCGGGCGACCGGCACGGGGCCGAGGCGGGCGAGCTGGCGCTGTCCCCGTACGCTGGCGAAGCCCCCGGTACCGAGCAGGTCGGCGTACAGGTACACCTGCCGCAGCTCGGCCTCGCTCGCGCCGTACCGCACGACGCTGTCCCACTGGTACGTGCTCTTGGACTTCACGTCCTCGACGGTCGTCTCCTCCGCGGGGAGCGTGGGGCGCAGCCGCTTCGGGAGTCGGGCGGCGGTCGTGCTGTCGAGCTGGACGGCGTCGATGTGGCCCCGGACGGTGTCGTCCTCGACGCGACGCTCGATGAGCCAGCCGTACTCCTCGCGAGCAGCGTCGAGAATCCCGGTATGCAGCCAGGTCCCGAGGATCGCCTTGCGCTTCTCGCTGACGTCGGTCGCTGGACGGCCGTGCAGGAGGTATCCGGCTCGGCGCGCGCACACGGTGTCGCTGGCACCGAGCTTGGTCTGCTGCGAGCGGGGACGGCGCGCGTCCGCCGCGTGAGCGGCGGGCCACAGGCTGACGGGCCGCTCAGGGGCGATGGCCATAGTGGTCACGGTGATCTCCAAGAGGGTGGGGTGCCCCCGCCGAAGACGGGGGCACCCGGTGTCGGCAGGGGTCAGGAGGCGGCGCTGCGCGGGGACGCGGCCCGCTTCCGCGGGGCACGCTTCGCCGGGGCCGTGGCCTCGTCAAGCTCGGCTTCGGCGTCCGGCTTGGGCGCGGGGGCAGCCTCCTTCGCGACCCGCGCCCGCTTCTTCGGCGCGGGCTTCGTCGTGGCCTCGTCCTTGTCCACGGCCTCGGGGGCGTCGACAGACGCCTTCTTCGCGTCCTCGCCCTTGTCGTCGCCCGCCTCAAGTCCGGCGGCCTTCCGCAAGGCCCTGGTCGCGTCCTCCGCATCGCGGACGACGGCTTCGGCGTCGGCCCGCGCCATCTCCTCGTCCACGTACACGCCGGACAGATCCTGGGGAGCAGCCATCCGCAGGCCGCCTGCCTCAGCGCACTTGCGGAGCATGTGGGCGGGCATCTGCCGCCACATCTTCGCGACGACGTACGCGCCCTGCTTGCGGTCGTAGTACGTCGGGGCGAATTCGTCCCATCGGGCGATGAACGGGAACCGGCTGGTGCCGCGCAGGACGGTGACCTTGACCGCGGCCGGGTGCTCCTTGGACAGCCAGACCTCGTGGGCGTTGCCCTCGGAGTCGTAGTAGACGGTGTCCTCGTAGGAGATTGATTCCCCGGCTTTCGTCGCCGCGCGGTGGGCGACGGTGCGGAAGCCGTCGATGCCGGTCTGGATGGTCCAGGTCTTCTCGGGCTCGTCCGGGTCGTCGGCCGCCTTCCAGTTGGTGCGTCCGATCATGTAGATCTGCCGGGCGAAGGGATCGAGCCCAGACCTCACGCAGAAGTGGAAGAAGATGGCCAACTGTGCGCGCGGTGCCTGGGTGAGACCGGGGCTGATCAGCGACAGGGCGGCCACCTGACGCGCGTCGAACTCCATCTGGTCGGCGCGCAGCACGACGGCGCTCTGGGAGACGCTGCGGTCGGGCTGCTTATCGGGGTTGGTCGGCGCTGGGCCAGCCGACGTTGCGTCGATGCCCTGCTGCTCAGTCGGTTGATTCATCGGTCCTTCATCTCCAAGAGGATTGGTTCAGTCGGCCCGCAAACTGCGGACTTCGAAAGCGCGCGCCCATTCGGGGTGGCGCTCGATGAGCAACCGGACATACCGGCTGCGGAAGTTGTTGTTGAGGCGGAACTCGTCACCCTCGGTCGCGGTGGCGTAGCGCCAGCGCAGGACCTCGAAGAGCATCCCGATACCGACGCGGCTCGCTCCGCGCTCCAAGTAGTCGGCGGTCAGGGCCTCCAGTGCGCGCAGCACCCAGGGGTTGAGCTGGTGGAACGACTCGAACTGCGCCTGGATGGACGCTGGCTGTCCGTCCGGCTGCCTCACGGTGTGGATGACCAGGCCCGGTATCTCGTCCTGGATGTCTGCCATACCCACCCCCTGATGACTGCTTGCAAGAATGTCACCTATCTTGCGGGCAAGCGAACGGGCGATCAACCCCACCAGCTACAGGCGCAACTTCAAGCCCTGGCCAGACTTAGGCGGAGGCCCGCTCAACCGCGTCCTCCATACGCGCTTCGCGAGCCGCATTGGCCGCCGAGGCCGCCTCCAGGACCCGGACGGCGAGGTTCGAGTCGGGGTACTTCAGCACGTAGAGCGAGAGAGCCCCCTCCAGCACCAGGGCCTCGCGGGCATCCATGATCGCAACCTCCCCGCCGCCCTGCGTGGCGATGAACTGCACTTCTGCCTCCTTGGTGAATTGCGGACCCCCGAAGGGGAATTACTTATATTTTATTTGCAATTCGGAGCTAAGTACAGTTTTTGTCCAGGTCAGACGGCCTTTCGTGCATGGCGACCTCGGGTCAAAACACGGCTGCCGGGGCCGTCGTATGTGCTATCACGCAGAGCTGTGACAACCTCCTCGTCCACGTCCCAGGGCAGGCTCCGTGCACTCTCTCGGAGCTTTGGGACAGCGGCGAGAACGGTGTCCAGCATCCAGAGCCTTGAACCGGACAGCAGCCAGTCGTGCGCCGTGAACCGGCCCGTCGCGATGGTCGTGGCGAGATTCCCCTGGGCGGGTAGGTGGAACAGCTCGATGATCTCCTGCTGGCCGACGATCGGCGGCAGCTCGTCCCCGAGGCTCGGCTCCCAGCCCTCGCCCTGATCCGCGATGAGCTGCGCCTTGATGCCCAGATCGACCTGTCGGAACCGCGGGGTCGTTGCGCCCCACCCGGCCGCGAAGCCGAGCGGCCAGTACCGTACCCCGCTAACCACCAGGGCGGTCGACGGGTCAAGCACACTGCGGCTCGGCGCCAGCCACTGCGCCACCTGCTTCGGATCGACGCGGTACAGCGCGGCGAACTCCTGGTGCCCGACCAGGTACGGCTTACGGCCAACCATGCCCCATCCTCGGCTCAGCGCCTCACGCGTGACGACGGAAGGGTAGCCGTGACGTCGCACGCCACGCTTGGCCACCTAACCCTTGGTACCATCGCCTTGGTCTTCCAAGAGGCCCGAAGGCCCCGTCGCGAGACGGGGCCTTCTCTTATTTCTGCTGGGCAACCTCTCGAACCCAACACGGTATGCAACCGCGATACCGGGACAGTTAGTTACGTACGGCCTCGAAGATGGCGAGCGCCACGGTGGTGACGCTGGCGAGGACGGCCAGGGTCGGAAGCGGCCACCGCGCCTTCTCCAGCGCGGCGACCCGCTCTTCCAACTCCTCGATCGCCTTGTCCGTCTGGTCGCTGCGCTGGACGATGAGAGCCAACTGACCGTCGATGCGAGCGAACCCGACCTCCAGCGCCTGGCGCAGCTCGGCCAGGGCGAGCGCGACCTGTTCCTCAGGCACGGCTCTCTCCTTCTCTTTCGTCGCCGGCCGGTCAGTGCTTCGGCGTGGCCGGGTCGCGCTTCACCGGCAGCCAGGACGCAGTTCCGGGCCGACCCAGGGCAGTGCCGAGCGTGGACTTCAACGCGCTGAGCGCGGCGGGTATCGCGGAGACCGCGGCGGCCTGCCATGCCGACAGGGACACCATGTCCGTCGTGCTGGAGGCTGCCATCAGGCCCAGCAGCGACTGGAGGTAGGTGGCAACGGTGCGCTCAGCGATGTCGGCGAGGGCCTGCGGCATGGGGTCGTGCTCCTGGTCCGGGGTGGTCGGATTCGGTTGGGGGGCACCGGCCTGGTACGGCACGCGGAGGTCTGCCCAGGTCTCGGGTCCGGGGATGCCGTCGGCGTCCACACCGTGGTGGCCGCGCTTGATCTGGTAGGCGGCGTACGAGCGGCGGTGGGCGTCGTTCCACACCCGGCCGGGCGGCGTTTCGTAGCTGTCGCAGCCCTCTGCGATCAGCCGCTTCGCCATCGCGGCGATCACCGGCGATGAGCGCCCGTTGCGGAAGAACTGCTTGCCCGGGTACGCCGCGTACTTCGGTGTCGGCCCCGGCTTGGGCCTCGGCCTCGGCTTGGGGTCCGGCTTCGGCCTACCGCCGTCCTTGAGGTGGCGGGCGACCCGAGCGCGAAATTCGTCCATGTCGATGCCGCCCGGGTCCGGCTTCCCTGGCCGCCACTCTTTGTGGCCGATGACGGAGTGCTCATTCCAGCCGTGTGCGCGGCAGATGGCCGCCGCCGCTCGGGCCATCGCATCGAGCTGGGCCGCCGGCCACGGATGGCTCCCGGTGCTGATGCACTCGAAACCGTAGAAGTGCCTGTTCCCGTCGGTGTCCGCCTCGTTGTCGCGCGGAAGGGTCTTCTTCTCCGCGATGACTGCGAGCAGAACATCGGTGTCGCCCATCCCGGCGTGGTTGCAGCGCCCGTAGCCGACGAGGTGCACGGTGCCGGAGCGGTCGATCACGCCGTGGCAGAGCGGTCCGGGCAAGTCCTGGTAGCCGGTCCGGCACAGCTCCACCATTTCCTTCTCGGAGGTGTACGGCCCCGTGTGGTGGATCATGACGCCGTTCGCCGGACCCCAGTTGCCGTGGGTGTTCCGGTTGTGGGTGCGCCACTTGCCGTGCTCGACCACGCCGAGCCCGGCGCCCTTCAGCACAGACAAGAACCTGTCCGCGCTCAGCGGTGTAGCCACGCGCTTCGTCCTTCTCCCCTGCGCCGGATGGCGGTCTGCCGTGGCCGCCGCGGCGGTCCGGTCCCTCGGGAGTGCGAAGCGGGTGGAGGGTCACCCGGGCGTCATGCTACCGGCGGAGCACCGGCCAGTAGCCGGGCGCCGCCGGTCAGGTGTCGTCGCGGTCGTTTCGGAACGACGCGCTGTCGAGGCTGATCCAGGACGCGCGGACGCTTCCCCCGCCTTGGACGCGCAGCCGCACCAGGCCCTTGGGGTCGACGTCGAGCTGGAGGCCGCGCCGGGCTGCGTCGGAGGCGACGTCGACCGTGCGCGGTGCTTCCGGCCAGTACCCCTCGGGGAGCAGCGCGACCAGCTGTTCGTCCGTCGCGCGGTCGCCGGTCAGTCCAATCCGGCCGCAGAACTCCGTGGTGTCCCAGAGGTTGGCGCGGAACTGTGGTGGCTGTTCTTCGTCGGCGATGGTGGTGTCGCCGGTGAGCGGGAGATCTCGCCACTCCGGGTACGGCGCGCGGCGGGCGCGTTCCAGGGTGGTGACCCGCCTCTCCAGCTTGGCAAGTCGGCGGCCAAGGGTGTCGATCGTGTCCGGCATCTACTGCTCCTCTCCGTCGTCCGCCTCGCCCTCGGGCTTGTTGGTGCGCTCCAGCTTCAGGGTCACGCGCTCGGCGGTCTCGCCCTCACCGGGCCGCACAGTCCAGCCGACGATCCGGCACCAGCCGTCGAACTCGGTATGCGGCTCGAACAGGCGGACCTGCACGTCGTCCCCGATGCGCAGCGAGTGGACCGGAGCTGCCGGGTGGTCGATGATCTCCAGCTCGGTCAGGGCGGGAAGGACCTGACGAGCCAGCCGCTCGCGGCGGGCCCGCTGCTTCAGCTTGGCCTCGTCCTTCTCGCTGGTCTCCAGCCGGTGCTCCAGGCGCAGGCGGCCGTTGCGTACGCCGTCTACGACGACCTTGCGCTTCTTGCCCTCGCCCGCGCCGAGCCCGATGACCCACTGGGCGTAGGAGTCGGCGTCCTTGATGACGTGCGGGGTGCCGACGACGTTCGCACCGGTGGTGAACGTCAGGTCCTCCCGGAGTCGGCCGAGCCGCGGCGCGCCGAGGATGATGCGCCGCTCGGCTCGGCGCCCGCGCCATGTCACCGTCTCCGACCACTCCAGGCCGTCATCGATCTCGGCCATCTCGTCCACCATCTCGCCGAGGTTGCGCGGGTCGGTCTTCGCGGTGGTGTACGGGTCCTTCGCGGTGCCGGTCTTCGCCTTCGACTTCGTGTCGTCCACGCTCACGCCGAGGTCGCCGTCCGGCTGGGTCTGAGCATAGACCCACACATCGCGGATCACCTGGCACGGGTCGGCCTCGATATACGGGCCGCGGCCGTCGAGGTTGCCGTGCAGGTCGAAGCGGCGGTGGAGGTAGCTGGTGAATCCGGCGGCTTCGACGGGCAGGGTGTTGCCCTCCGGTTCGGCGCGCCACAAGATGCCGCCCCAGTCGAGGCGGGCGTTGCGCTCGACCAGAAGCACCGTGTCACCCGCGTCGAGCGTGGCGCTCAGCGAGCGGCGGAACGAGGTTGGCAGGGTCGCCTTCAGCGAGCCGGGCCCGGATATCTCCGGGCCGTACTCGACCTCGCCGAGCGGGAGGTTCCAGTGCAGGACATCACCGGTCGCGGCCCGCGCGACGATGTAGCGGTAGTCGGCCATCGTCAGGCAGGCCCTTCCGTGAAGGCGACGTCGAGGGTGACCGTGGTGCCCTTGGCCACCGTCAGGTTGCCGTCGCCGTACTTGTCGTTCTGGTTGATCTCGACGCTCAGGTGCTGGCGGGTGCCGCGGTAAGCGGGCGGCACGGCGAGCGTGTCAGCCAGGGTCGCGCTGGAGCGGCGGGTCGTCGTTCCGTCGTCGTCAACAACGGTCGGCTTCGCGGCGCGCTCCCCGAGCCGGGTGCGCAGCTCGGCGTACACAGGACCCGCCTCCGCGCGCAGACCGCTCAGGGTGACGACGATGGTGGCCGTCGTCGCCCAGGCCGGGACGTCGAGGTCCCAGGCAGCCTCTTCGGGCCATGCCGCCCACTGGCCATGCTTGCCAGCCACCTCCTCCGTCTTCGTCGGGTGCACGGTGCGCAGGATGCGCTCGGTGCGCGGGTTCGCGATCTGCCGCAAGTCCGTGATCAGGTCGGCGGTGATCGCCGCGGTGTTGCGCGGCAGGGCGATGCGGGCCAGGGCGACGCCGGTCATCCCCTCGGGGACGGACGAGGCATCATGGGCCACGCCATTGACGACGTGGAAGTAGCCGATCTCCTGGGTACGGGGGTCGCGTTCCCCTTCCCACTCGGGGTCCTCGATCCGCAGGACGATCAAGTCGGTGCGCGCGAACGGGCCGGTCGGCTCGACGGCCACCACGGCATCACCGATGTTGCTCTGCGTGTAGGCCCCCTGCCACGGACGGGCGCCGTGGATGAGGGCCGAGCCGTCACCGACCCGGATGCCGGGGCCGGGGGTCTCCAACGGGCGGACCTTCAGGTCCTCGCTCTCCGCAACGCCCTGCCGGCCGCGGGCGAGGTCGCGGATCATCAGGCGCAGCGCGCGGGCGGAGTGGTCGGCCCCGCGCACCATCATGGGGGGTTGCAGCGTCACGAGTGCTCTCCGTTCACAGGGTGGTGTACGCCGACCGCCACGTCACCTCGAGGCGCGCGGTGCCGGACGGGTCGGTCGCGCTCCACGCGATCTCGGACCGTCCGGGCGGGAGGGTGAACAGGTCGAGACGGCTCGCGGGACCGAGGTCGTTGGCGACGTTGACGGTGCCGTTGCGCAGGGCCCAGCAGGTGCCGGGCCGGGTCTCCAGCTCCACCCACTCGCCCTCGCGGAGCGATACGTCGAGTTCGAGAACTCGGCGGGTGACGGTGTTCCAGATCCGCGGGGCGGTGACCGGTCCCTGCACGCGGAGGCTCGGGTACGTCGGCACGTCGCCGTGGTTGGTGACCCAGCCGGGCCGGTCGTCGGCCGGGCGATGGCGAGGATCGGCCGGGCGGCGGCACGCGGCGGCGCGGGCCATCGCCTCATCGACGGTGCGATCCCCGCCGTGGCCGCGAGCCGCTTGGTCGAGGCCGAGGGTCAGCTTCGACACCTCGTCGTCGTACCAGCGAGGGTTGTCCAGGCCCACGAACTCCAAGTCGAGCGGTATCCACCCGTGGACCGCGTTGGCCGTGCTGGTGGCCTCCAGGCGGCGAAGTCGCCCGTACATACGGCGTGTTGAGTGGCCGGGCCACCGACCGCGCAGGACGTGGCGGCCGTCCGGGTTGGTGCGCGCGTCCGGGGTGTCCAGGGCCCGTTCCAGCCGCGCGAGGATCTCGGCGGCCTTCACCGGGTCGCCGGGCGTCTTGATGCCTGCTTCGAACCGCAGGGGGCGCGGTCCGTAGAAGTCCTGTCCTGGGGTGGTGCCGTCGCTGTTGGAGTTGTCGGCGTCCTGCGGCCTGGGCGCGGGGGCGCCGAGCCCTTCGACGTTGCCGACCGGGACGTAGCTCCCGGTGCCGAGCACGACACCGCCGATCTCGTACTGCCAGGGGGCCAGTTCGGGGCGGCCGGTCTTGTTCGGTGCTGCGGTCATCACACTCTCCCGCCCCGCTGCGCGTTGCGCAGCGTGCGCATCATTTCGGAGCCGATCTGCTCAGGGGTAGCGGCGCTGTCGGTGACGGTGACCGGCATCGAGCCGATCAGCGGCTGCTGCTCGCGCACGACGACGACTTGGACCCGGCCGCCGGCACGGGCGTCGACCACGCGGGTGCGGGCATGGTCGCTTCCGGTGCGGAGGTCGAAGGCGCGCACGACGCCCGCCATCGCCGCGGCACTGCGGGCCTGCTTGAAGGAGGTGGCGAGCATCGGGGTGTAGTCGCGGCCGCGGGCTCCCCGGACGCCGCCGTTGGCGTACCACTCGACCTGGCCGCCGAACCGGTCGACCACGGTCTCGACGATGGCCTTGCTTCGCTCGCGCTTGGCGGCGGCCATAGGCACGTAAGCCTCCCCACCGGTCTCCCGCTCCGCCCATATGCGGTAGCTCCCGGCCGGTGCGATCTGGGCGACGTGATTCTCCCGGCGCGGTCCGCCGGTGATGCCGCCGTCCGCGTAGTAGTCGACGACACCGCCCCGAGCGTGGTTAGTCAGGTTCTCGGCCTGTCGGCGTAGAGCGTCGGCCGTGTCGGACGGTGCTTTGCGGATTGTCTCCAGGACGTTCACGTGCCGAGTGGTGACGGTCACCGACTTGCCGCGCAGCGCATTGATCCTGCTCTGGATCGAGTCGGCCGCCTTACGAGGCCCGCTGGTCGGGACGATGACCCTGACGTTCTTGGAGCCGGGGACCTTTTCGATCCGGAAGCCGAGCGCCTGCAACTCCTTCCGAGCGCGAGCCGTAGGAGCGCGCACGGTGACCGACTTCGCTTCGGGGGTGGCCCTGATCTTGGCCTGGACCGCCGACAAGCTCTTGATGGCCGCTGCGGTCGGCGCGGAGACGTGGACGTTCTTGCTGTTCGGGGTTCGACCGAGCTTGTCGATCAGTCCGTCCAGGTTTTTCCGTGCCGCGGCCGTTGGCGCCGTGATCCTGATCTGGCGGGTGCCGGGAACCGTCTTGACCGTGAAGCCGAGGCTGCGCAGCTTCTTCTGCGCGCCGTCGCTCAAGGAGTCGACCTTGATGGTCTTGGCGTTGGGGAGCCGATGGAATTCGGCTTGGACCGCGATCAGGTTCGCGAGAGTGCTGTCCATGCCCTTCGTCTGGAGCAGCAACGACACCTTCGACGGCAGTAAGCCAAGGCTGTCGGCGACGCCGGCAGCCTGAGTCTTGGTGAGGCCGTAGCTCCGCGCGGCCTTGATCGCCTCCGCACGAGCGCGGCTCATCTCCCCACGGGCCTTGGCGAGTGCCTCTGGAAGGGCGTCGCCGTTTCGCTTGGCCAGGTCGTACGTCGCCACGGACGCGTCGGCCGCCGCGTCCGACAGAGCGGTGAGCTGGGTGTAGAGCTGTTGTCCGTTCCTCGTGGTGGTGTTGAGCGTCCGGTCCTCGTTGACGAGTTGCTTTCCGCCGTAGCCCTGGTCACGGTTGAGGTTCTTGCCTCCCTCCTTCAGGTCAAGGACGGCTGAGTTGACCTTCGCCTTCGCGGCCTGGAGGGAGATCTGGCCGCCCGACAACAGGTCGAGGGCGCTCTTGAGGGAACGGGTGCGGGTGTCGGCGTCGGCAGTCTCGTCGGCCAAACCCCCGACGGCGCTCTTGAGCCGGTCGTAGGCGGAAGTACCGTCCCCGGCGCCCTTGGTCGCCTTCGCCAGCTCGCGGGCATTCTTGATCGAGGTGGCCATCTCGCCCTTGACACTTCCGAGGGCGTCGGCTGCGTCCTTGTACTGCTGTCCGACTCCGGTGTAGTCGAGGACGCTGGCCTTGCCGCCCGCCACGTCCTTGTACTCACGGTGGGCGTTCGCGGTGGTCTGAAGCCTCTTCTGCAAGGCGTCGAGCGAGGTGCCCTGCCCGAGGTAGGCGTCAGTCAGTGTCGCGAGTGGAACACCGGCCTGCTCCATGACCTCGGTGAGCTGCCCCTGGCTCGTCTTGGTGTCCAGCAGGATCTGGGCGGCCTGACCACGCACATCTCCGTTGATCTGCCCACCGGACTCACGCAGGGCCGCCGTGAGCGAGGAGATACGTTGCTGATGCTCGGCAGCAGCTTGCGCGGCGCGCTGCTGATCGGAGGCGAGCAGGCCGAGGCCCACGGACACACCCGCCATGACGACGCCGAAGGGTCCACCGAGTGCGTTGGTGATGCCGCCCAACGCCGAGCGCAGGCCGGACCCGGCCGCGCGGGTCACGCCGTTGAGGGTGCCGGTGAACGTAGTGCCCGCGCCGTTCGCGCTCCTGAACGCGGACGTCATGTTCCCGAGGAACCCAATGCGGGCCTGAAGGGCGGCCCACGCCGCGCCGTATCGGGACAGCGTGACACCGTTCGCCGCCGCGAGATTCTGCTGTACTCGCATCTGTTGGGCGAAGGACTGGAAACTGGAGCGCACCGGCCCGCTGACGGTGGTCGCCAGGTTGGTGAGGGCTGGCTGGGCGCGGCGGAACAGCAGCATCGCCAGAGCCGCCGCCTGGACTGGGGCGGGGAGCGCGCCGAAGGCGTTGACGAGTCCGCCGACGAGGTGGCCGATGGGCACCAGCACGGCGGATAGGCCGGAGACGGCATCCAACGCCACGTTGGCGATCGTCGCGATGATGTCGAGAGTGCCGGCCGCGGCGCCGCCATCCTCTCCGAGCGTGGAGATGGCGTGCAGGATGGGTTCCACACCGTCGGCCGCATGGCGGAGCACGTCGCCCAGGGTCTGGGCGGCATTGATCAATAGGTTCAGGCCGGTGGCAAGGGTGTGTGCACCGAGCTCCTTGAGCGGTCCGAGTAGTCCCTGGGCCTCCTCGATGAGTCCGCCAAGGCCGGATCCTGCCTTGGCCTTGAGTTCCGGGCCGTACAGGACGGCAAGGTTGCGGCCATACTCCAGCGCGGTGGTCAGGTACGGGGTGGCACCCGCCATGCCGCGCGTCAGGAGTCGGGTGACCCACTCCAGGCCCGGTGCCATGCCCTCATACAGTGCGAGCCCGGTCTGCCGGGCCTGGGTGCGCAGCTGTGTCATCGCGCCGGTCAGACCCTGACCACGCGAGGCAGTGATGGTCGCGGCAGCCCCGGTCTGCCGTACGGCTACGGATAGGGCATCGAAGGACTCGGTGCCCTGGTGGGCGAGGGCCGCTGCTCCGGAGAGTGCGGGCTTGCCGAACGCGCGGGTGACTCCGGCGGCGAAGTCCTTCTGGGACAGTTCGTGTTCGGCCTTCGACAGGCCATCGATGACCACGCGCAAGCCACGGAAATTCCCCTGAGCGTCCCATGCTTGGATGCCCAGGTCCTTGAGCCCGTTCTTCATCTGCGGCGTCGGTGCCGCGAGATTCGCGAAGATCCCTCGAAGCGATGTGCCCGCCGTCTGCCCGAGAATCCCCGCCTTGCCGAGCATGCCGACCGCGGCGGCGGTGTCCTGGAGCGATACGCCAAGCGCGTTCGCCACTGGCCCCGCGTACCGCATCGAGTAGTAGATATCGGTGATGGAGCCCGAGGCGTTGTTGGCCGTGGCCGCCAGCGTGTCCGACGCTCTCGAAGCCTGATCAGCGCCGAGACCGAACTGGTCCATGATGTCGCCCAAATATCGGGCGGACGTGGCGGCGTTGACGTCGGCAGCTGCCGCGAGCTGGAGCGATGCGCGTACGGCGTCGATGGACTGGTCCGCGCGGAAGCCAGCCTTGGACAACTCGACCATGCCCTCGGCGGCATCGGCCGCGGTCGAGCCCGGCAGGGTCAGATCGTTGCCGAGCTCCTGCGCCACGACGGCGGCGCGCTTCATCTGCGCGGCGGTTGCCGAGGTGACGGCCCGGAACAGGTTCATCTGCCGCTGGTAGCGGTTGCCCTCCTCGACCATTGCGCCCGCCCCCAGCAGCAGGCCGCCGCCGGAAAGCAAGTTGGTGGCGGATATCCCGCGCCGACCTGCACCGGACACGGCGCGCTGGAGGCGGGACATGGAGCGTGCCCCGTCGTCGCCGGCCGCCCGCAGGCTGGCGCGGGCGGCCGAGGCGCGGGCGGTGATCCGGTTCAGCTCGCCTACAGCTGCACGCGTCGAGCGGTTCAGCGCGGCGAATTGGCTGGCCAACCGGGCGCCGTTGGCGTCCAGACGGGCCAGGGAGCGGTTGGCGGCGTCGGTACGATCGGCGAAGGTGCGTGCCTGACCGGAGGCAGTGCGAAATCCCGCGATCAGGTCGCGAACCTCGGCACGCATCGCCACGGTCAGGGTGAACCCGGCCACCGCCTTGGGCCTCCTTCTGTCTTACGCGGTTGATCAGGTGTTGTCGCGGTGCAGCCCGCGAGGGAGAAGCTGGATCTTCACGCCGTAGCCGGAGCGGTCCCCCGGCACGTGGTCGCGCTCCTGCTCGATCAGCTCACAGCCGGGGCAGCGCAGAGTGTCGGTGACGTAGGCGTGCGGGTCTCCACCGCGCTTGGCGTCCCACTCCTCCAGCCGTGTGTGGCACTCGGGGCACATCGCCCGCTGCCACTCCGCCCAGGCCAGCGCCTTGGCTCGGTCCAGCTCGGTCCACCGGCCGTCCCCGCCGAGAAATTGCGAGTGGGGAATGGCGTACGCAGCGCACAGCTCCAGCTCGGACCTCAGCTGTGCGTCACGACTCAGCCTTTTCCCAGCTCCACCCTGCTCTCCTGCTGGACCTGCCAGCCTGCATCCCATAGGGCGTTGGCGTCCGGCGCCGACCACGTGTTCAGCAGTTCCTCGGCCTCCTTTCGGCTCATGCCGTCGAGAGAAGCCGCTGAGACAAGTGCCGCAGGGAATGTGTCCGGGTTGAACACGGCCCCCTCCTGGGCCTGCTGTTCGGTCGGCGGGTGTTGGGAGATCAGCTCCTCCAGCACAGGACGCGGCAAGGCGAGGAAAGTGAGGAAGTCCGAGGCGCTGTCCAGGGCAGTACCGGCTTCCTCCAATGCGGTGGCGGCGTCGGCTGCCCGCCGCGAGGCCGCCTCGTCGTCGGGGTTGGCCTCGGCCAGGAAGCGGGCTCGCTGAGCGGACTGTTCGGCCTCTTCGAACCGTTGGCGCAGCTGATCGTCGTCGCAGATACGGAGCGTGTTCTGGGCGCGGGGGCGGCGACGCAGGCGATCCATCTTGGCCGCCCAGGCCCCCTCCGCCGACGTCTCACGGGGAGGGGACGGTCGCTTGGCCGGTGTGGGGCGCGACATGCTCAGTCCTCGTCACCGTGCTCGTGGACAGTGGCGGTGGCCGCAGTGCTGCTCACGACGGTGACGTCGACGTGGTCGCCGTCACCCTGGCCGCGCTCGTGGTCGTCGTCGCAGTTCTCGTCCGGCTTCGGAAGAGTGTGATAGTCGCCCTCGGGCACCGGGGCGTCGAGCGAGGGCTCTTCTGTGATCGTGAAGTCGACCTTGAACTTGGCAGCCTCGTTGCCGGTGCTGTACGTCGCGGCACGGGTCGCAACCTGCACGGGGAACACGTCCACCGACCGGGAGCCAGGGATATCGCCCTTGCGGAGCAGCACGACATAGCCCTTGGCGCCCTTGGGAAGCTGCTGCTCGATCGCGTCGCTGAAGCGATCCTCATAGAAGGTCAGCGAGCTGTTCTCGGCCTTGTCGTTTCCCGGGATCGAGGAGTTGAAGGTGCTCCCCATGTCAGGAGTCTCGATCGGGTCGTTCTCCAACGCCCAGCCCTCGATGTCCGAGACGGCCTGGGTGAGGTCGAACCGGTTGGGCTCGGAGATCTCCGGGCGGGTCGGCCGCTTGGGATCGTTGACCTTCTTGAGCCAGTAGATCTTGGAGATTCCACGCCGCAGGAATCGGGTCTGAGTAGACGGCTTCTTCAGGGACACAGGTCCGCTCCCACTTCCGGGGCAGCGTCCCATGCCGAGGCCCTGCCCCTTGAGGTTCAAAGGGGTTCGCCTGGCCTGAGGGCCTAGCGTCCGCGCGGGCCTCCGCGGTGAGGGAAAGCGTTCACGCAGCTGGGGTCACGGTGATCGTGAACCGCTGCACATAGGACAAGATAGCGCCTGACGCCGACACCGAGGGCTCGCCTCCGGCTTCGTAGGTCAACTCCCGGTCAATGGCACGGCCTTCGGGAATGCGCAGGTCGTGGCTCCAGCAACCGTCGGACCGGCCGACGACGCCGACGCGCACGCGGTCGGCCAGCCATTCCACCTGATCGACTCGTTCCCCGACCGAGGTGATCTGGTAGGACCAGGCGGCATCGGCGTGCCAGTCCCAGAGCGGCGGGCCCGTGAACTCGGCGGGCAGCGAGTCGAGGATGGTGTACGGAATGGATGCGACCTCCCATCCGGGTTTTCTTTGCGCTCGCGGGAGTTCGCCGATGCCGCACGGGCGGCCGGTGGCATGTTCCACCAGGGCGGCGAGAGCACGGGTCACCGGCAGGCGGGCGGTCACGGCAGCACCCCGTCCGCCAGGGCCTGGATGAAGGCGGGCTCGGTCTGTCTGAAAGCGGGCTCGATGTGCGGGAACGGCGGTTGCCGGTAGTGCCTGCCGATCGAATCCACGCCGACGAACCCATACTCCAGCCGCCGGGCCTGCGGCGCGTCGGAGAACACCTCGGCGGTCACCTCGCCGCCCCCGGTGCGCATCCGAACGTCCCACGAGGCGCGATACTGCCCCGTGATCACATTCGGGCCGGGCCGTCCGCTCGCGTTCCGTTGGATGCGGACCCGCAGCAGCATGGCGTGGTGACGGGTGATCGTCCGTGTGCGGGCGCGGGCGGCCGGACCCATCCGTGCCAGCGCGGCGGCCAGCGCGATCGGGTCGCGGAAGGCGACCGCGCCCGGGTGGGCATTGGGGTGCGGGTTCGCCGGGGCCATCAGTCGATCACCTGAACTCGGACGATCCGCACCACGCTGTAGGTGCCCACCGCTCCGTCGGAGAAGCGGAACCGGCGGCCGACCAGCTGCGGGTCGCGCGGGCCTCCTCGCCGGACGGAACCGGCGACGCGCACCACGTCGTCACGCCGCAGCACCGGGGCGTCGACCGGCAGCACGGCCTGGTAGTCGGTGGTCGGTGGCTCGACGGCGACCGACCCGCCCACCGGCTTCGTGATGGCAGGGCGCCCGAGCGGCATCACCGCGCCGAGGCCATCCCAGACCAGCTCCTCGTCCGGCACAGGCGGCACCAGCCTGCCCGTGGTCTCGTCCAGCACGTCGTCCGTACGACCCGCGCTATCCCGCCACACTTCCAGCTTGTCGTCCAGAACGCGGGCGAGGACCCGACGCGCACCGTCCACGTCAAAGACCACGGGCCCACTCCCCGAGCTGGGTGAGCATGGCCTTCGTCAGCGAGTACGGCTCGGTGCCGAGGTCGGGGCGGGCCAGCGCGGCACGCTCCAGTTCCTCGGCGTCGATCGCGTCCAGGAAGACCGCAGCGGCTGGGCCCAGGGCAGGCACGTCAGCGATCGCGACGCGGGCCAAGCCGTCGAACGCGAGACTGTCGAGGTGCTCGGAGTCGAGGATGAGGTGCGGTGGCTCGCCCGTGTGGTGGCTGAGCGTGTAGCTGGTCAGGGCTCCCGGGTCGATCCGCTGTCCGTCGATCTCAATCTTGGCCTTCGGCCCCCTCGCGGTGATGCGTACCCGGTGCGTGGTCTCATTGCTGTCATCCATGCAGGCGACGCTAAGTGGGCTGTCGGACAAGCCTGATCAGGTGCTGCCCGTTGCGGGCCGCTTGTGAACGAGAAGGTGTTCCGTCGTCGTGGCCCCGGATTCTGCTGCCTGTAAGAGCTCCCTTTCCAGGGGCGTGGGTATGTGTCCCTGGTCGAGTCCTGCCGAGTAGACCGCCGCGTACAGGATTCTCTCCGCAGGGGGCTTGAGGCGTTCTCGGCAGGCTGGGTGAGCGAGCACCTCTCGGGCGACATACCCGTTGCGGCAACTTGCTGCTTCCGGCAGGAGGCGGGTCGTGACGGCGGTGGCGAGTGCGGGGTCAGTCTCGGTGAGGTCGAGAGCGGTCAGTCCGAGGCGAGTGCGGAACAGGTCCAGTTCCGCAGTCGTGTCCAAGTTGAGGTAGTTCCTCACCATCGCTGCCGTGATGGTCTCGTCGTTGATTCCAGACAGGTGTCGGCAAAGGGCGGCAAGGCATGAGGCGACGGAGTGTTCCCAAGGTTCAGTCGGGACGCTCTCTCCCAAGAAGGCGTAGGCGCCATCGGGGTCTCCGGCAAGGCATCGTCCAAGTACTTCGACTTGGCGGCCGTCCAGGAGCCGGTGTCCAACTCCGCGGTGTCGGCGTGCCTGGGATCGGGCTCGGTTCCAGGCTCCCGCCGCCACCAGGGCCCGGGTTCCGTCTCCGAGCAGGATGGTCCACAGCCACTGGTGAAGCTGTTGGTGCTCCTCGTCCGTTGTGATCAGGTCCTTGAAGCAGATGGTGTGGCCGTCCACTTCCGCACGGCCGCGGGTTCGCGCCGCCTGAACGAGGGCATCGAGCAGGCGGTAGGCGCCGTTGGCGTCTCCGTCCCGGATGAGGAGTCGGGCGATGTTGACTACCGGCTCGAGGGCGTACCGGGCCTCCTGTGCGCTCAGGGGCTGTGCGCACAGGTAGACCTCGGCGTGGCGCCAGCACAGGGTGCGTGCCAGGTCGGGCATACCGCAGTCGCTGGCGATCAGGGCCGCCTTGTTCTGCGCCGCCGCTGCCAGGCTCAGCTTCCCCTCATGCTCGGCGGAGCGGGCCAGATCGCTTATCTCCCTCAC